CTACGTCCCTGTTGCCCCCGGAGGTCGCGGAAGCCTTCACGCCGTTCATGCAGCGCCTCAAGGGCATAGCCGACCCCAAGATGCGGATGACGATCCTGCGGGCCGAATTGGCCAAGGATGAGGAAGGCAAGTTTATCCTCAGCCAGCTTGAGCCTAGCGCCAACATGCGGCTTCAGGAAGCGACGGCTGGCCGCCGCGCGGCGCTGGATGAGCGTCGTTTGGCGCTAGAAGAGGCCAAATTGGCGGCCGAAGGCGCAGGCGGGGGCAAGGTAGCGTTCCGCGAGACAGACGCGGAAGGTAACGTCCGCCTGTACGACGCGCAGGGTATTGAGATCGGTATGCTGCCCAAAGCCGGAAAACCTGCGGCGCCCGCTGCTGGTGCGGGGGCGCCGGGCGATAAACAACAGGCGCGCCAAGGTGTGGATGGTACGCTGTCGCGTATCATGGACCAGTACAAAATTTTGAAAAAAGAAAAAGCAATTGTATCGGCTGAAAATACTGCCGCTGAAAACATCGGCGCCCGCGTCAGCACTAAACTAGGTACGTCTGTCGGTCGGACTGTCGGGACAAAAGCGCAGTCGGCGCGGGATACCATCGCAAACTTGCGTCAAGCGCTGCTGGCGGACATCAAGGCGGCGACAGGTATGTCGTCTAAGGCTATCGACAGTAACGTCGAATTGAAATCGTTCTTGGACTCTTTGGGCGATCCTGACCAGTCGCTTGAAACCATTCAGGCCACTTTGGCTGAATTGTCCATTAAGTATGGTTTGGGTAGCCTTAGTGAAGATGGCGCCGAAGCCACGACAACTAGCGAAAGCGGTGACGTTGACACAAATAACCCGCTGTTGAGCGACGGGGTACAATAATGGCCGATCTGCGCGCGCTTACTCAAGACCCGAACTATGTGAAAGCTAATCCCGCCACTAAGCGGGCGATCTTTGATAAGTACGCGCCGACCGACCCGAACTATGCTAAGGCCAGCCCGGCGACCCAAAAGGCTATTCGCCAGAAGTTTGGCATCGAGCCTGTTGCCCCTACCGTTGGCGTGCGCGGCTCTATCCCGATTGCCGACGGCGTTGTCAACGCTGTACCTGAGACTACGCTCGTAAAGCCGCGCGACTACTCGTTTGGTGACGTAACAGCGGAAATCACCGCGCCGTCGCGTCAAATGATGTCGGAAGGCGTTTCGTCTCTGTACGCGCCTACTTCTGCGCCAGGCACGATGGCGCGTGCAGGCGAAGGCCTTGCGGCGCTTGGCAAGACCGTGTTGGGCGGGCTGGGCACGCTCACCTCCGGTGCTGTCGGGCTCGGCGTTGAAGCGTTGCCGGAAGCCGTAGTCACGCAGGGCGGCAAGTTTGAGCCTGTCACTGGCCGCCGCAAATTAGCGCAAGAACTGAACACCATGCTGATGTTCGCCGAACCTAACCCGGTGACGACAGGTCCGGCGACTGTTCGCGGGCTTACAAAGGGTACACCGCAGCGCGTGGTCAAGCCCGCCTTAGAGGCGCGCCCTAGCGAAGTCATCAAAAAGGAAGCGCAGGAATTGTTCCGAGCGCCGGAAATAAAGGATCTGAAGTTTAAGCCCGCAGCCGGCGATAAGTTGATTGATGATGTTACGACCGTAATTGAAAACGACGCGCTGTTTTCGCCAGTCCAGCACACCAAAGTCATCCGCAGTATGCGAGATATCGAAAAGACTATCGGCCAACCTTTGACCTATGAACGGCTTCAAGGGCTGTCTAGTCGTTTGGGCGCTGCGGCGGAAGAAACCAAGGATGCGACGCAAGCTACCATTCTCAGAAACATGAAACGGTCTGTAGACGAGTTCATGGGTTCTGCGCCGGATACGTTGCTAGAGACAGGCAATCTGCCGAAAGCCAAAGAAACGCTTTCGGCGGCTAAAGAAACGTGGAAGCGCAAACTCAAGAGCGAAACTGTTGAGGGTATCCTCAACGACATTCGCGTTGAAAGCGCCGATAAAGATATCTCTGCGGTAGCAAAAACTAAGTTTCAAGCCTTGGCTAAGAACGAGGATGAACTAAAACGGTTTAGCCCCGAAGAGCGCGCGCTGATTGAAGACCTCGCCGCAGGCGGCCCTAAGTCACAAAAGTTACTGCAACTGTACGGACGGGCAGCGCCTGGTATGGACCGCGCTATTCTGAGCGGCATTTATGGCCTTCTTGCTGGCGGCGGTGTTACCCTTCCTGCGGCTGTTGTCGGCGGCGGGGCTATTGCAAGCCGTAAACTTGCCAACCGCATGGCCGAACAACAAGTAAATCGTCTTTACGACAGCATTCTGCGCGGTGAAGTTCTGCCGCCTAGCGTGCCCGTTACAGCGGGCGAACGCGGATTGAACGCCGCCGCTAACCTCCAGAAGTTGCGGCCCGGCGCTGTAGCAGCGGAAAGCAATCGCAACTCGATGTCGAGGTGAGGACGTGGACTATCAGGTGTTGTTCAACCTCGCCGTAGGGGCTGTCAGTGTTACGGGAGGGTGGGTCTTGAGCCGGGTGTACCACAGTCTGGACCGTCTCGACGAAGATGTGCGGAAGATCCCGCTGAACTACGTCCAGAAGGACGACTTCAAGTCGGCCGTCGCGGACATCAAAAACGACATCCGTACCGGGTTTGCCCAGGTGGACCGCACGCTGAACAGCCTCTTCGACCGCGTCAACGAGAAGGCCGACAAGTCGTGAAAGTCAACGCCGCAGGTCTGGACTTGATCAAGAGCTTTGAGGGCCTTCGCCTGAAAGCGTACAAGTGCAGCGCGGGTGTGGACACCATCGGCTACGGCCACACGTCGGCAGCCGGCGAACCCAAGGTGACGCCGGGCATGACGATAACGGCCGCCGAGGCCGAGAAGATACTGGCCCGCGACTTGGGCAAGTACGAGCAGGCGGTCGATAAGGCCGTCACCGTCAAGCCGACGCCCAACCAGTTCGCCGCGATGGTCAGCCTCTGCTACAACATCGGCCCCGGCAACTTTGCGGGCTCGTCGGTTGTGCGGCGCCTGAACGCGGGCGATGTCAAGGGCGCCGCCGAGGCGTTCCTGATGTGGAACAAGGTTCATGGTCGCGCGTTGGCGGGGCTGACCCGCCGCCGTGAGGCTGAACGCAAACTTTTCTTAACCCCGGAGTGAATAACATGACTGCACATAAGGCCGTAGCTGCCTTCATCACCAGCCTTGTAGCCCTTATCGGCCTGTTTGGCATCTCGACCGGCTGGGTGACGCCCAGCCTGATCGACAGCGTGTCGGTCATCCTTGGCGCGGTCCTGACCGCCGTCGTCACCTACATGGTCCCGAACCAGCCCAAGGTATGACCTGGCTGGAGATTGCCGCTATCGCCGCGCTGCTGGTCGGCGTCGGCGCTGGCGGCTATCTGGTGGCGCAGCGGCCGACCTTCTGGGTTGGTCTGGGCGTCGCCGTGTTCAAGAGCCTTCTTCCTCATCTGGCCAAACGCATGACAGCGGAAGAAGAGAAGGCGTATCAGGACTGCGTTCGCCGAGGTGGCGAGTGGGACCCGTTCCGCAAGCGATGTCGATGATCAGCCCGACCCACTCCTCGTAAGAGTTTGGCCCCATAGTCTTGACGTGCTGGATAGCCGCCGCAATCAATTCCGCGCGGTTCATGTGCGTTCCTCTAGTGCTGCTTTCCGTAGAGTACCGTGCAAAGCGTGCGGTGGCATTCAAGGCGGTTGCCGTCCTCAAACTGGCGGATGGCGGTCTTCATGACTGCTCGCAGACGTTCGATCTCGGCGGCGGCTTCGTTACGGTCACGTTGACGGCGTTCATGCGTGTCGGCGTAGCTTTCCCCGATGCGGCGCGTTGTGTCGGCATCCCGCAGCCTCTCCACAATGTCACTCATCCCGCGCCTCCAGCGCAGCGGCGGGGAATGTTCATAACAGCGCCCATCCGGCCAGCATCCCCAAAATGAAACCGACCCCGGCCACGTAAAACAGGTACAGAAAAAACGAGTTCATTGCTTGATCCTCTCCAACAGTTCCTGACGCTCCCGCTGCGCCCGCAGCATGGTGTAGCGCTGGTGGATGCGGACGACGAAGGTGGGCCGCTTGTGGACCTTGACCTCTTCGTCCAGCATTGCCAGCACCTGCTGTTCGTTGCGCTTGGGCAGCACGGCATTCAAATTAAACCAATTGAGGTGCATCGTTACATTGCCTTTCTTGAACGTTTAATCTTAAGTTTAATCGCGCCGTTCTTTTCGTGATGCGCTACATATTCTGTCGTATGACGTAACGCTTCCGCTAGTGAATGCGCTTGAACGATGCAAACTTTCTGCCCAAACTGCCATATCTCTATCGTATGGGTCACCCTTTTAACTCCCCTAAAGCTATGTCGGAAATCGCGCGTTTGTCCGCCAAGGCGGCCCAGATGCGCTCGTCTATCGTCTTGTTGGTCAGCATCACGTAAACCCACACGTCCTTGTCTTGGCCCCCGCGATGGATGCGGCCGACCGTCTGCTCGTACAGTTCCAGCGACCACGGCAGCGACAGGAACACCATCTTGTTGCCGCCGTACTGAAGGTTCAGCCCGTGGCCGGCGGACTTGGGGTGGACGGCCAGCAGCCGGATCTGCCCCTTGTTCCAGCGCTCGACCACGTCGGCACCGTCGTCCAGCGTCCACAGGTGCGGGTAGCGGGTCTTCAACTGCGCCAGTTCCTCGACGAAATTGTAGACGATCAGCGTGTTGTCCTGCTGGTTGCCTTCCAAGATCTCGTCCAGCATGTCGAAGCGGTGGCTGGAGAACCAGACCGGCGTCTTGGACACCGTGAACTTGCCCGGCTGGTCGGACGCGACCGTGCTGCTGTCGTAGACCCAGCCGCCCGCCATCTGTTGCAGCTTGCTCGTCACGGCGGCGGCCGACAGGGCGGTGATCTCGCGGGTGCCCACCTCGGCCACAAAGTCGCGTTTCATCTTTTCGTACGCCGTACGATCCATATCGCAGCGCATCTCGACGACGTGGCAGGGCGGCAGCTTGTCCTTGTAGACGCCAGGTTCCAGCACGAATGTCGCCGGGCGGATGCGCGCCATGACCTGTTCGAGGGCCCCGCGTCGCGGCTGCCAATCGCCAAACTCGCGGTTGATGCAGACGAAGTATTGCTGGAGGAACGCACCCTTGGCGCGGCCCAACAGCGTCTCGTCCACCACCTTGCACTGGCCGAAGACGTCCTCCAGACCGTTCGAGGTGAACGACCCCGTCAAGCCCCAGCGGACGGGGAAGCGGTCCAGCACCTTGTAGAATGCCTTGAAGCGCTTGCCCGACGGGTTTTTGAGCCGGGTCAGTTCGTCGAACACCACGCCTTGGAACGGCAGGTCGGCCGGCAGCTTGTCGAGGTTGTCGTAGTTGACAATGACAATGTCACTGCTAGACGAGAGCGCTGCCTTGCGTTGGGTGGAGGTGCCGACGGCAACGGAATAAGACAGCGACGGCGCCCACTTCGCCACCTCGACGGGCCACACGTCCGTACACACGCGTTTGGGCGCCACCACCAGCCAGCGCCTGGCGTGACCGTCGCGCTTCATCTCGGCCATCGCCCGCAGCGTGATTGCGGTCTTGCCCGCACCCACAGGGGCCAGGATCATGGCGCGGTCACGCTCGTACAGGAACGTGACCGCCTCATTCTGGTATGGTCTAAGTTGCAAGGTACGCCCCGATCACTTCTGCCGCTGCTTGCGGGACGATGGCATTGCCGTAGGCGCGCAGGCGTCCCACTCTGGCGGGAGCCCCATGAGCCAGCGGGAATGTGCCGGGTTCAACTGGCCGCCACTTTCCATCCCGGCAGAAGAGCCAGTCAGCATCTCGCCAGTGGCCGTTAGTCGGGCTGGTTGATCGTGGATGACCTTGCAGACCGCGTTCGGAAGTTCGCTGTCCTTGTGCGCCGCCGCTCCCGCCCGGCCCCGGCTGTCCGCCGCCAGTGGTGTCGGCCATGTCGCTAGAAACACTGCCTCGTTCAGATCGTTGTTCCGATCCTTGTTCAAGAACCGCGCTATGGCTTTCTCGGGGTCTTTGTACTCCCCGCCCGCATTCGACCGTGCGTGAGGCGTTGGCCAACCGCTCTCCAACAAACCAGAGCCGCTGTCTGATATGCGGGGCGCCGATGCCCGCAGCGCACAGATCTGCCGCCCCAATGGCGTAGCCCGATGCTTCCATGTCAGCGCATACAGCGTCGAGCCAGCCGAGGCCGTCCTTGCTTGCAACCTGCTCTCCAAAGACGACTGGAGGGCGGCACTCTGCGATGAGCCGATGGAACTCAGGCCAGAGGTGGCGCTCGTCTTCGACGCCTTTGCCTTGACCGGCGGCGCTGAAGGGCTGGCAGGGACAGCTTCCGGTCCAGACGGGCCTGGCGTCATCCCACCCGGCAAGGCGGAGGGCATGGGACCAGACGCCGATACCGGCGAAGAAGTGGCACTGGGTGTAGCCGCGCAAGTCTGCCGCAGCCACGTCCCGAATTGATCTGTCATCTACATCACCGTCCGCTATCAAACCGCTCTTGATCAGGTTTCGCAGCCATTGGGCTGCATAAGGGTCGAACTCGTTATAGTACGCTGCCATTCATCCACCTCCGTTTTTGACCATAGTGTAGTATAGTTCTGGTTGCGTGCCCGCATGTCCTCTGCAAACTTGCGTTGCAGCGGCGACAGCCGGCCGTTGGGTGCCTTCAGTTCCACGAACCACGTCGCCCCACCGGGCAGACACGCGATGCGGTCGCTGACGCCCTTGCAGTTCAGCGCGCGGAACTTGTAGGTGACGCCGCCCATGCGCTGGACGGTCCACACAAAGTATTGTTCGATCTCGCGTTCCATGCCCATTATGTATCAAACAATCATTGACAGGTCAACAAACATTCTGTAGCGTTGGGCCATCAACACAGGAGGGTACAGTGGACGAGATTGCAGAAATCGACAAGGAAGTGCGGGACTTGCGGGCGCGTATATTAGAACTGAACAAACGCCGCATTGCCTTAAAAAAGTTGGCTAAAACAAATGCTGCGCAGCGCGCGGCGCCATTAGACCTCTCGCATCTCTATAACATACCCATCCGCGCGACAAACCTAAGAACCTATGCGGTCAATGAGTTGAAGAGGAATAATATAGAGACGATTGGTGATCTAACGCAAAAAACGCGGGAGGAAGTTCGCAAAATCCGGAATTTAGGTGAAGGCAGTTTTACGGACATTGAAGCCATGATGTTGACGCTTGGTGTAAGTTTTAAGGGAGACGAATAATGGCTGCTCACTCAAATGTCGTCGGCGGTTCGACCGCCAAGCGCGTGCTGGCCTGCCCCGGCAGCGTCGCGCTCGTCCGCACCATGCCCCCGCAGCCGTCGTCGGTCCACGCCGACACCGGCACGCTGCTGCACAACACCATCGCCACCATCCTGGAGACGGGCAAGGACCCGCAGGAGTTCCTGGGCGTCACCTACAACGGCATCGAACTGACCGACGACCTGATGGAGCGCAAGCTGCTGCCGGCACTCGCGTCCCTTGACGAGATCGACCCCGACAAGATGATGGAGTACGCCGTCGAGCAGGTCGTCGGCTTTGGCGCCGCCCTGCCGGGCGTGTTCGGGTCCGCCGACGTCGTGGGTCGGATGGGCAAGCGCGGCATCCTGCTGGATTGGAAGTTCGGCGACGGCGTCGCGGTGGACGCGGAGGAGAACCCGCAGGGGCTGTTCTACGTCGCCGCAGCACTCCGTACCGAGAAGACCGCATGGGCCTTCAAGGACGTCGAGGACATCGAGATCATCATCGTGCAGCCGCCCTACGTGAAGCGCTGGGTGACGACGCCCGCCCGCGTCAAGCAGTTCGAGGCCGACCTGATGCTGGCGGTGCGCGCGGCCGAGCAGCCCGGCGCGCCACTGGCGGCGGGTGACCACTGCCGCTGGTGTACCGCCAAGACGATCTGCCCGGTGGTCAGCGGTGCCGTCGCCCGCGCCACCCGCACGGCCCTGAAGACGGTCAACGTGGACCGCTTGGCCGAGGCGCTGGGCCAGATCGACTTGCTGGAGGGCTACATCAAGGACGCCCGCGACATGGCGCAGCAACTGCTGGAGGCAGGCGTTGACGTTCCCGGCTGGAAGTTGGTGCCCAAGCGCGCCACCCGCAAGTGGGTGGACGACAAAAAAGTCTTGACGACCCTGACCGAAGCAGGGCTTAATATCGAACAATTGACGGAGCCGAAGTCGCCCGCGCAGATGGAGAAGGTGTTGAAGAAGCACAATGTCCCGATGCCGTCTGACCTGATCGTGTCCGTCTCAACAGGTAACACGTTGGCAAGCGCGGACGATCCGAGGCCCGCCGTGCTTAACATCGGAAAGCAGTTAACCACCGCGCTTGGAAAGATTGCTTAACATGCCGACCCAACAGGAACTGAAAGAACTGTTGCACTATGACCCTGATACAGGCGTTTTCACTTGGAAAGCGGCAGTTGGTAAACGTATTAAAATAGGACGGACAACCGGGACGCCGAACGGAAAAGGATATTTGCGGGTTAAAATAAAAGGCCGTCTCTACTTAGCTCACAGGTTGGCGTGGCTATACGTCTACGGAGTTTGGCCTAAATGGCCGGAGGTACAGATCGACCACATTAATAACGTTCGCAGCGACAATAGAATTGAAAATCTTCGTGTATCAACACATCGTCAAAACAGCCAAAACAGAAAAAAAGTTCTTGGGTGTACTTGTAAACTAAAAGGCGCGTCTAAAAGGTTGGGTCGTTTTAGGGCGCACATAACAATAGACAACAAAAAGGTGTCTCTTGGTTCTTACGACACCGAAGAAGAAGCGCACGCAGCCTACAAGGCCGCTGCGGAAAAGGAATTTGGCGCGTTTGCGCGCGCTGAATAGAGCGCCGGGCTGACCCGGCATTGGTAAACTATAGGAGAATACAATGAACGACGTAGTATCTTTCGGCAACGGCAACCTCCCCTCCGTCCAGTCCCTGACCACTGCCCTGCGCAGCCTCGAAAGCGAGGTCGGCGCTGCCGGCATGGTCATTCTCAAGATGGACAAGACCGGCCATTGGGTGTTCGGTGCCGACCAGACCGAAATCGACGACGACAGCACTTGGGCCATCAACCCGTTCTCCTTTGTCCACGGCTTCATTGCCTGGGGCGAGGGCGAGGTGCTGGGCGAGAAGATGGTCCCGGTGTCGGACCCGCTTCCCGAAATGGATAACCCTCCGCCGGGCGCCAAGCGCGGCTGGGAGATGCAGGTCGGCATGAGCCTCAAGTGCATGAACGGCGACGACAAGGGCATGGAGGCGCGCTACAACGTCACCTCCGTGGGCGGCAAGCGCGCCGTTCAGAAGCTGGCTCTTGAGATTGCCGCGCAGGTCGAGAAGGACCAGACCAAGCCTGTGCCGGTGGTGCGCCTGAAGAAGGAGCACTACATGCACAAGTCCTACGGTCGCATCTTCACGCCCGTCTTCGAGATCAGCAACTGGATTGATCTTGAGGGCAAGACGGATGCGCCCGCCGCTGAACCGACGCCGGAAGCCACCGTCCGTCGTCGTCGTACTGCGTAAGCGGGCGCGCGGGGCCGCTATTTCCTCCCTGGTTGGGCGGCCCCGCACCTATGATCATTTTAAGGTATCTAAGATGAACCGATTGCTGATCAGCTTTTCGGGCGGCGAAACGTCCGCCTACATGACTTGGTGGATACTTCAGAACTGGCGCGACCGTTACCCCGACATTCTAGTTGTCTTTGCCAACACCGGACAAGAGAACGAACAGACGTTGGAATTTGTGCGGCGGTGCGACGAACACTTGGGGTTCAACACGTTTTGGATTGAAGCCGAGCAATATCACGGCGTCCGTAAATCAGCCGGTTTCAGGTTGGTTACGTTTGAGACAGCGTCACGAAACGGTGCGCCGTTTGAGGACGCGATCCGCAAGTACGGCTTACCCAACAGCAAGTTTAAAGACTGTACGCGCAACTTGAAACAGAAGCCAATCGAGGCGTGCGCAAAATCATTCGGTTGGAAGCTAGGCGAGTATGATTTGGCGATTGGCATCCGCGCGGACGAGATCGACCGCATGTCGGCCGCCGCGCGACAGCGCCGTATCGTGTACCCGCTTATCACCGACAATCCCATGACCAAACCCAAAATCAATTCTTGGTGGTCGGCGCAGCCGTTTCGGCTGGAACTGAAAGGGTATCAGGGTAATTGCAAATGGTGCTGGAAGAAGTCATTTCGCAAGCACCTCACCATTATTGGCGAGAACCCTGAACACTACGAGTTCCCCCGGCGCATGGAGGCGCAATACGGTTTGGTCGGGCCTGAGTTTGCTAAGGGCGATGTGGACGGATACCGGCGCACTTTTTTTCGCGGCAACAAGAGTGTAGACGATTTGTTCGCCGAGTATGAGCGCAAGAAGGGCACGTTTGTGCCCGCGCATGACGAAGCGGCGGTGTTTGATCCTGAGTTTGACGTGGGCGCCGGATGCGAAGAAAGTTGCGAGGTGTTCTCCGATGACGACAACCCTGTGGCTTGATTTTGAAACTAAGTCCCGTTGCGATTTGCCATCGCGCGGGGTTTATAATTATTGCCAAGACCCCAGCACGGAGGTGCTGTGCATGTCCTACGCCTTCAACGATGAGGACGTGCAGACGTGGCGGCCAAGTGAACCCTTCCCGACGCGCGTCGCGTTGCACCGGGGGCAGATCCGCGCCCATAACGCGGCGTTCGAGCGCCTGATGTTCTGGTACGTCATCTGTCCCGACTTCGGCGTGCCGGAACCCGCGCTGGAACAGTTCTGCTGCACCGCAACGCAAGCCCGCGCCAACTGCGCGCCGGGCAGCCTTGAGGACGTCGGCCGCTTCGCGGGTGCTGGCATGCGCAAGGACCACCGGGGCGCACAATTGATCCGCCTGCTGTCGATCCCGCAGGGCGACGGCACTTTCCGCGACGACCCCACGCTGATGGCCGAGATGGTGGCCTACTGCGAGCAGGACGTCCGCGCCATGCGCGTTATCTCCGAGACGTTGCGCCAACTGTCCGACGAGGAACTGTCCGACTACCACATCAACGAGCGCATCAACGACCGGGGCGTGCGTCTCGACGTGCCGCTCGCCAAGGCCGCCGTGCGCTACGCGGCGCAGGAACTGGACGACATCCAGCAGGTGGTGCAGGATGTGACCGGCGGCGTGCTGACGTCGGTGCGCAGCCCCCGCATGCGGGAGTGGGTGCAGGAGCGCGTCGGACCGGAAGCCCGCAAACTGATGCAAGTATGGAAGGACGGCGTCGAGAAGACCAGCATCGACAAGACCGTGCGCGCTAACTTGCTGGCGATGGAGAACCCCGATGAAGTCCCTGCGGAAGTCGCGGAAGTGGTGCAGTGCGCGGACGATCTCTGGGCATCGTCCGTGGCGAAGTTTAGCCGTGCCGCAGCGCTTAGCGATGATCAAGACGGTCGCGTCCGGGGTGCGTTTGTATTCTGTGGTGGCTCAGCTACAGGCCGAGCGTCAAGCTATGGTCTTCAGGTCCACAATTTCCCAAGACGATGTGCCGACGAACCTGAACTAGTCCGCCAGGCGCTGGTGCGCGGGCACGACGTGGTGCCGCAGTATGGCCGCCGCGTCACCGACGTCCTGAAGGGCATGCTGCGGCCCGCATTGATCCCGGCACCCGGCAAGTCGTTTGTGGTGGCCGATTGGTCATCCATCGAGGCCCGCGTCACCCCGTGGTGCAGCGGCGAGGCGGGTGAGGACAAGCTAACACTTTTCCGTGATGGTGCCGACGTCTACAAGGTCAACGCGGCCGCCACCTTCCGGTGCCGCGTCGAGGACGTTACCAAGGACCAACGCCAAGTCGGAAAAGTTCAAGAGTTAGCTTGTGGATTTGCCGGCGGCGTGGGCGCTTTCGCGGCGATGGGCCGCGTCTACGGCTTGAGCCTGCCTGAGAGCGAGGCCCGCCAGATGGTGGACGCTTGGCGCCGCGCCAATCCGTGGTCGGTGCCCTACTGGCAGGATCTGGAGATTGCGTACACACGCGCAATTCGGAACCCGAAGACAAAGATACAGGCGGGCCGCGTGTCGTATTACTACGACGGGCTCCACTTGTGGTACGCCTTGCCGTCGGGCCGTGTTCTTTGTTATCCTTATGCACGGATCGAAGAGGAAGGCGTCACGTATGCGAAGGCGTCATGGAAACCCGCCGCAGACGCCAAGGCGTGGCCGAGAGCTAGGCTTTGGAAGGGCCTTGCATGCGAGAATATCACGCAAGCCACCGCTGCGGACATCCTCCGCCATGCTCTACGCGAGATACCGGATGTGGTTCTGCACATCCATGACGAGGTTGTAGTGGAAACAGACCAGCCCGACGCCGCGCTCGAACATATGCAGCGCGTCATGGGCACGCCGCCCGCATGGGCCGCCGGTCTACCACTGGCAGCCGAGGCGTCGGTGATGGCCCGTTACGGTAAATAAATTCCGGCAGTCCGCCGGCATCCGGCGTCGCAGCGGGTCTGCGGCATCCAGAAGGTTGCGAGCATACAGACACACCACCCCTAAGTCTTTTCTTTAAGCGCGCTGGTAACCCTCAGCCTTTTACCAGCGCGCACTTTGGATGCTAGGAACCAAACATGGTATCGTTTATGCTTGTCTACATACTTGCGTCGTGCGTCGTGGGGACCATTGCGTGGGCTTTTTTCGTCGTGGGCGACCGCGACGAGTAATCTTACAAGGGACGGAAACATGGAATTACTTGACTATCTGGTCAAGCTGGCACCAGCCGGCGAGACAGCGCTGATCGTCCGGCAACGTCCGGTCATGCGCGACGGTGCGCCCGTGCTACACGCCGACGGCAGCCCGCGCTACACCTGGCCCGCCTTCCTGCCGGCGCACAAGCGCAAGGACGGCGAGAGTTGGTTCGTCAACACCGGCAGCTTTATTGCGTCCCGCTTCGATGGCGGCAAGCCGTCAGCATCTGCGGCGCATTGCGAATACGTCCTGTTCATGATGCTGGACGACATTGGCACCAAGTCCAAGGTGCCCCCGCTGCCGCCCACATGGATCATCGAGACGTCGGCAGGTTCGTTCCAGTGGGGCTACGCCTTCAGCGAACAGCCCAGCAAGGGCGACTTCACGGCAGCCATCACGGCCATCGCGGCCGCTGGCTACACCGATCCGGGCGCCACGAATGCCGTCCGCAACTGCCGTCTGCCCGGCTCGATCAACCAGAAGCCGGGGCGCGACAGCTTCGCGGCGCGTCTGGTGGAGTTCACGCCCGGCCGCGAGTACACGCTAGAAGACATTTGCGCAGCCCTTCAGGTTACACCCGGACCGTGCGAGGGGCAAGGCATCACATCCATCAAAATCCGCGACACCGGCAGCGACAGCGTCCTGCGCTGGCTGTCCGATCAGGGGCTGGTGCTGTCCCACGTCAACCAAGAGGGCTGGTGCGGCGTGGTGTGCCCCAACAATGCAGCACACACCGACGGCCAGATCGAGGGCCGCTATTCGCCCGTCAACCGGGCATTCTGCTGTTACCACAGCCACTGCGAGCATCTGGACAGCAACGCCTTCCTTGCGTGGGTGGGCGAGCAGGGTGGACCCAAGGTCCAGCCGGGCTTCCGCGAGGAGTTGGTCGCTGAGCGCATGGCGGCGGTGGCCGAGGCTTTGAAGCCCAACGACATGTTCCGCGACACCGCGTCGGAGGTCATCGCCGAGGTGGAGCGCAAGGAGTTGGGCCGCCTTGACAAGGCAAGCTGGTACGAGCGTTTTGCCTACGTCGTGTCAGATGACACTTACTTCGACCTGGCGAGCCGTCGTGAGATGTCGCGCGCGGCCTTCAATGCCGTGTTCCGCCATGTGTCGTGCAAGTCGATCCACACCGAGCGCCGCGTCGAGGCGTCCGTCTGTTACGACGAGAACCGCCAGTCGGCGGGTGCCCGCGTGCTGGAGGGCATCACCTACGCCGCAGGCGACAGCGTGCTGGTGTCGCTCGAAGGCGACGTCTACGGCAACCGCTGGGTGGACGCGCGGCCAGACCTGTCCGGCGTGCCGCCAAGCGGCGACATCGGCGTGTGGCTGGACCATGCCGAGTTGCTGATACCGGACGCGCAAGAGCGCGAGCATGTGTTCAACGTTATGGCCTACAAGTTGCAGAACCCGCAGGTCAAGATCAACCACGCGGTGCTGCACGGCGGCGACCAAGGCTGCGGCAAGGACACGTTGTGGGCACCGTTCCTGTGGGCGGTCTGTGGCCCCGGCATGCGCAACCGTGGCCTGGTGGACGGCAAGAACGTCAATTCGCGCTGGGGCTATGCCTTGGAAAGCGAAATCATGATCCTGAACGAGTTGAAGGAACCGGAAGCAGCCGAGCGCCGCGCGTTGGCGAACAGCCTCAAGCCGATCATTGCCGCCCCGCCTGATACGCTGACCATCGAGCGCAAGGGCCTGCACCCGTATGACATGGTTAACCGCGTGTTCGTGCTGGCGTTCTCGAACCATTCGGTCCCGATCACGCTGGAGACGCAAGACCGTCGGTGGTTCTGCATCTGGTCCGACGCCCCGCGCATGACGGAGGATGAGGGCAAGGCGTTGTGGGCTTGGTACAAGCACGGCGGGATGGCCCGCGTAGCCAAGTGGCTGGCCTTGCGCGACGTCTCGGCGTTCAATCCCAAGGCCACGCCCCTGTGGACCGAGTACAAGGAACGGCTGATCGAGAACGGCCGCAGCATGGCCGAAAGCTACATTGTGGAGCAGATCCAGCGCCCGTCACCGGAGTTTGCGGCCGGTGTCGTGGCGTCACCGTTGCATCGGATCTGCAACGCCCTGCAATCCGGCAGCCCCAACGGGGCGAAGGTGGTGCCGGCCGCCATCCTGCATGCGCTCAAAGAAGCTGGGTGGATCGACTTGGGAATGGTCAAGTCAGCCGAATATCAGACCAAAAAGGTCATTTGGGCGCGCGAGGATATGGTGCGCACACATACAAAAAGCGAACTCCGGCGCATGGTTGAACAGGCGCCGGAGCAGGGTTTGAAGCTGGTTAAGAGTTAAAGGTCAAGCCATGCCAGCAGCACGGCGGCGATGAGGATACCGATCACCGCCGCCATATTTCACGCGCAAACATGATCAGCAGCGTCCAGCCGCCCACCGCGCCACCGAAGAAGAATGCATATTGCAGCCATTGCATGAGGTTGTCAGGCATTGCCGTTCACCATCGCATAGAGGGCCTGGTCGCGGGCCTCGATTTCAATTTGCAGGGCGTCGATCAGGGCGTCGATTTCCTCACCGTGGCGTAGTTTCATCTCGCGCAATTGTTCCGAAAGGCTTGTGCCCATCACGCGATTGTGCGCGCGTTCGGTTTCGACGTCCGAAATCATCTTTTGCAGGCTCATAGTTCTATCGTCCTTTCTCTGTTGGTTAAGCGTGTTGTTACTTTGGGAACGGGTGGTGGGGCTGGCCGCCGTAGCAGCGTGAAGTAAAGGGCGGCCGTCCCCATGAGGGCGCCGGCGGCAAAGCCTATAAAGAAGAGCATGCGTCCTCCGCCAGAATGGCCTCGACGCGGGCGCGCTCGGCAGCGTAGCGGCCCTGCGCCACCATGCGCGCGAACGTCGTGTAGCTGTGGTGGGCGGTCGTGTGGTCCGCCCGGTTGATGTGCGCCGCAATCTGGCTCAGGCCCAGGTCCTGCCGGCGTCGGCGTAGTTCCCAGGCCGCGTGGTGGCGCGCGTGGCAGTAGCGGCGCGGGCGCCGGATGCTGTGCAGCTCGTCTACCGTCAGCTCGTGAGCCTCCGCCACGGCGGCCACGATCCGCTTTGCGGGATAGCGGCGGCGCTGTTCCGCCATGTGGGCTTGGTGCGCCTGCCAGAGCCGGGCAATGCTAAATTCTCTTTCCATCTGTCACGCTTTCTGTTACAGTTGCACTCGTTTCCTTCCCCACATGCAGACTAGGCGGCACCTTGGTGCCGTCCTTTTCTGTCGGGAGCAGGTTCCGGCGCCGGGCTTCCTGCGCGGCCGCCTCTAGCGCTGCCGCGTGATTGTCCAGGCGGATCTTGACGGCCGCCAGGAAACGCAACAGGTCGACGTCGTCAAGGCCGGCGACGTTTGCTTGCCAGTGCGCGCTCAACGGTTCCATTCTTTCACCACGCCGTTCAGTTGTTCGGCGAGACCATGCCACTCGTCGCGCGCGTTTATCGCTTCGTCCAGGTCAACCTGCAAGCCCGCGTTCTCGTGGTGCAGTTTCTCGCATAGCTCGTCGGTGTCTCTCAACTGCACCGCCAGCGCTTCCACAAGCGCAATCGAGAGAATGCCCACCTTGGCGCAATCAAGCGCATGCCGGACCAGTTCCGCCGGCGCCATGTTCATCATGTCCGTATAGTCACGCATAGCGGCTGATCTCCCCGTTGCTGATTACGGCTTCCATGACTTGTTCATGCAGCCATTCACGGTCAAGATCCTGATAGAGGATTTTGAATAGCGGTTCCGTGCGGGTGATCTTGGTATAAATGCGCTTGCCGGGCTCAGTACCGACCGCGTCGAAATGAAACTCGGTCACGTCCCAATCCGGCAGCCCGTCGACGATTTCGTATTCTATGCGGGCTTCGCAATCCGTCTCGAATAGCACAATGCCATCCTTCCAGACCGTAGCGGTAACGGGAATGTAGAACACTGTATCCTCCTATGGTGTGATGATGAAGAAAACGAAAACGAATGCGTAGGACGCGAATAGCAGCGCCGCGACTTTGGCAAGCTGTAGGGCAAGGTTGAGCATGATCATTCCTCACCGTGAAAGGCTTTGCGGCAAACGCTGCTAAAGCCATATTCTGACATAAGCGCCAGTTTCATATCATCCGGCAACGTATGCCGCGGCACCCACCGCGTTATCTTTGTGGCGCGCTGCGTCACCATTGCATCGCGTCCGCCGTGGTAACGCAATGACCAACATTCGCTGTCAATGCTCAACATGTTAGCGCCCCATCACAAAAACGCAGCCGTTCTCAGTGTGCGCTTGATGCAGTAGACCAAACGTCCAGCCCATCTTGTCGCACAAGGCGACGGCGGCCGCAGCGTGCGCCTGCGACTGGCTCAGTTCGTGAGGATATCTGATCGTGACTGACAGCTTGCCGCCAGACTTGGCCCATGCCTTGATGCGGCCGGGCCTGTAGTTGGTCGGTCCAAGGTACTTTGTGAAGATTGCGCAGCGTCTGGTATCGTTAATCTCTGACATGGTCGGCATTGGATTGTTTCCCCTAGTTGCTTGTGTTTGTGGATATTATAGACGGTGGTAAGTGTTGTCAAACAATTTCTTGTACTTCCACGTTGAACATCCAACCGCTGACAAGGATGAACTCTTGCGCATCCATGTCCCATGCCTTGAAGTAGTCGTCGAAGTCAGTGTCAGGCTGCACAAGCAGGTACAGCTCCAGACCCTCGCCAGCGAACGCATGGACTTCCTGAGTGTATCCGTCGCGCACTGCGCCGTCGTCGGACGGAAGGCCTTCGATGAAATCAACCATTGTCGTTGTCCTCTTTTCGTGTTGCTATGGGGATAACCTAACAGGCATTCGGAAGCTTGTCAAACATTTCTTTTCATCTGAGCGTAAAGAATTATGTTGCAGCATGTTGGCGCTTGTGCTAGGTTATCCCCATCAACAGAGGAGAGTGTGAACAATGAACGCCATACTTCGCAAGGGTACGCTCTATCACTGGTATGCCTGGGGCTATCGCACTCACGAACGCGCCGTTGACGCCGCCCACAACATGATTGCAGACGGTGACTTCGGGTGGTGCGAAGATCCGCAAATCGAAACGTACAAGAACAAGGACGGCGAGCGCCGCTATGGCGTCGTGTTGCGCGCCGCTTGACGCCGATTTGTAGACGTGCTACGGCTTAAGCCGTAGTTGGAAACGCGCGGCTTAGTCCGCGCGTTTTCGTTTTGGGGTGGCCGTGGGGTAGTCGTGGGGTATCGTTTGGGGTAGTCGCGTCGAGGCCAAAACGCAGCATTTATCGGCATATGGGTTATTAGGGTAGTTTAGTCTATATAACCTTAGAAGGAACTGTTATATTAGTATTACAGTAAGATTGGGTGCGTGTAATGATCGATGCAAAAGTGCAAAATATAACGCCCATGGCACCCCAACTCCCCCTCGCCTCGCTCGGCGCTTGACCACATGTTGAAAGCATGCTTTTATGCGGAAATAACGCTAGGAGCAAAAACATGCCTAAACTCGAAACTATTTACCCGTCGTTCACGTACCGCACGCCGGCAGACTTGAAGGACTGGATGATCCGCGCCAATGCCTATGGCTATGTGACTAAGAGCCAGGGCAAGGCCATTCTGCAAAAACTAACGCCCATGTTACCCGTCACCGCCAGCTTGACGGTTCGCAGCAACAAGGGCGTAATCTACATGGAAGCGAACAACACCCTGTTCCGTGTTGGCCAACGCGGCAACGTAATCGACAAGCCTTGGAACCCGAACCCTCGCAAGGCGTCACGCAATCCATGGGCCGATTAACAAAAAGGTCCCAAGCACATGACGCGCAACCCCTAGTCGCATACCACAATCCCCGGTAGCATAGAACTATATTCCTACATGCTGGATGTTGCGGCGCACAAATTTAGCCGGCGGCCTCGAGGCAGGGGGGGGACAGGGCCCTGCGGCCCGCTGCTAGTGCTGTGGCCAGGGGTCACAAGAAAAATTTTAAAATTTTTAAGCCCTCTACAACACAATCCTTTACCGTTGCATTGCGCCTCGTACCCTGCTACTTTACCGCCATGTTCCAATCGCTCCCCTATGAGCCACGCAAGCTGGAAGCCACCGAGGCGCGTCTGGAGGCGATCTATCACGCCGCCAAGATGGGGCTGAAGGGCGACGCGCTGGCTCTGGCCGCAGGCATGCTGCCGGTCGAGTACCGTCAACTGACGCAGTTCGACCCCATCGCCAGCTATGCCGAAATGAAGGGCCGCGCTGACGGCGAGCAGGAGATGGCGACCACCATCTACACGGCGGCGCGTGAGGGCGACGCCAACGCGGCCATGAACATGCTGAGATACTCACACGGTTGGGTTGCGAAACAGGCCGTCGAGGTGACCATCGACCAGAAGATATCCATCACGGCGGCGCTTGAAGAGGCGCAGCGCAGGGTGTTGGACTTAGTCGCGGAAGAGATACATGCAGTCCCCACAATATAGCGCGGAGGACGAGCAAGCTCTTATGGCGTCCCTGTGGACGCCTGCGCTCAAGAACGACCCGCTCAAGTTCGTGATGTGGCTGTTCCCGTGGGGGCAGAAGAACACGCCGCTGGAGAACTTCGCAGGCCCGCGCAAGTGGCAGCGCGAGGTGCTGAAGGAACTGGCCGACCACATCCGCGACAACGACGGCAAGATAGACTTCGAGACGCTGCGCATGGCCGTCAGTTCGGGTCGCGGCATCGGCAAGTCGGCACTCGTCAGTTGGCTGGTCATCTGGATGTTGACCACCCGCATCGGCAGCACCACCATCGTGTCGGCCAACAGCGAGACGCAGCTCCGCGCCGTCACCTGGGCCGAGATTACCAAGTGGCTGGCCTTGGCACTCAACAGCCACTGGTTCGAGGTCAGCGCCACCCGCGTGATGCCAGCCAAGTGGCTGACAGAACTGGTCGAGCGCGACCTGAAGAAGGGCACGCGCTACTGGGGCGTCGAGGGCCGGCTGTGGTCCGAGGAGAACCCCGACGCCTACGCGGGCGTGCACAACTTCGACGGCGTGATGCTGATCTTCGACGAGGCCAGCGGCATCGCGGACCCGATCTGGGCGGTGTCGGCGGGCTTCTTTACGGAGAACACGCCCAACCGCTTCTGGCTGGCATTCTCGAACCCCCGCCGTAACACCGGGTACTTCTACGAGGCGTTCAACGCCAAGCGGGACTTCTGGCGCAACAAGGTGGTCGATGCCCGGTCGGTCGAAGGAACGGACAAGGCAGTCTATGAACAGATCATCCAGGAGTACGGTCCTGACAGCGTTCAGGCGCACGTCGAGGTCTACGGTGAGTTTCCCAGTGCTGGAGATGACCAGTTCATCCCCGTTTATCTCGTTGACGACGCCTTCGCGCGACCGCGCTACAAGGACGCTACCGCCCCTATCATCATCGGCGTCGATCCGGCCCGGTTCGGGGCGGACGCGACGGTCATCGCCGTCCGGCAGGGACGCGACCTGAACGCCATCAAGCGCTACAGAGGCGACGACACGATGGAGATCGTCGGGCGCGTGATCGAGGCCATCGAGGAGTACAACCCGGCGCTCGTCGTGATCGACGAGGGCGGGCTGGGGGCCGGCGTCGTGGACCGCCTGAAGGAGCAGCGCTACAAGATCAAGGGCGTCAACTTCGGGAACAAGTCAGTGAAGCCCATCATGTACGGCAACAAGCGGGCCGAGATGTGGGGCCTCATGCGTGAGTGGCTGAAGACGGCGTCGATACCGGCGGACAAGCTGCTGAAGTCCGACCTGACGTCGCCCAGAATCAAGCCGGACAGCAAGGGCACGATCTTTCTGGAGGGCAAGAAGGAGATGAAGGCGCGGGGGCTGGCCTCGCCCGACGCCGCCGACGCCATCGCGGTGACCTTCGCGTACCCCGTCGGCCACCGCACCCCCGTTGACAAGCAAATAAGGCGGTCGTATGGTAGGACAAGCGTTTCAACTTCTTGGCTAGGATCGTAGCACATGGGCAATACTAAATCTATTGGCGTGGCGTATTCAGATCAGGACATTTCAGGGGCTGACACCCTTTCCGCCGTAGACATCTACGCCACCGACGAGATCGGCTACGCGGCTGATGCGCAGGGCACTGTCACGCAGTTGACGGACAAGTCCACGGGCGTGACGCTGAACAAGTCTGCTGGCCAGATCACCATGAACAACGCCGCACTTGGGGCCACCACCAACGTAGCGTTCGTGCTGACGAACAGCACGATCAGTGCCAAGGACGTGGTAATCGTCAACGTGGCAGGCGGCACAGCGGCGACTACATCCTACAACTGCTGGGTTTCCGGTCATGCAGCTGGGTCTGCTACCATCGTGCTGCGCAACATCACGGCCGGCTCTCTGTCCGAAGCCGTTGTGCTGAACTTCGCCATCATCCATTGCGCGTAACATGGTCAACTTGTCCGTCAAGCGTGGCGAGAAGCTGCCTGTCGGCAAGGGTGCGGGCCTGACCGCCAAAGGTCGGGCCAAGTACAACCGCGCAACGGGCAGCAAGCTGAAGGCTCCGGCGCCCAACCCCAAGACGGCCGCCGACAAGGGCCGCAAGGCGTCGTTCTGTGCCCGCATGGGCGGTGTTGTGGCCAAGTCCAAAAACGCCGAGCGTGCCAAGGCGTCCATGAGAAGGTGGAAGTGCGGATGAAAACGGGCCTCTACGCCAACATTCACGCCAAGAAGGCCCGCATTGCCGCCGGATCGGGCGAAAAGATGCGCAAACCGGGCACCAAAGGCGCACCGACCGCTGCGGCCTTCCGCAAGTCAGCCAAAACACGGAAAAAGTGACATGCCGCTGGTAAAATCGGCCTCAAAAGGGGCATTTCGGGCCAATTTGAAGGCCGAAATTGCAACTAAACGCCCGCTAAAACAGGCGGTTGCAATCGCGTATTCCGTCCAACGCAAAGCTAAAAAGGGTAAATAGAATGGCCCCGCGCCTTGGCGGCGAACTGCCGCCCTACACCACGACCGGCACCACAAAGCCCAAAAAGCCCCGCAAGGCTATGGTTTCTCCAAAATTCATGGCCACGGGTACACCCGGCACGAAAAACTACGTGCAGCGGTCACCGCGCGTCAGCACTGGCATGCCGGGCACGAAGAACTTCGTGCAACGCATGCCAGGTGGTGCCCACCAGCGCAAGCCGAGTGCCGCCGGCGTTGGCATGGGGCGCGTCATGAACACCATCCGTGCCAAACTCACCGCACCGCGCAAGCCGGCCAAGTAAAGGATTACGACAATGGCAGGAAGTTCTTCACGCGGAAAATCAAGCGGCTCTGGCTATCAAGGCGCAGGCGCTAAGACTGACTATTCATCGCGCGCACGCAATAGTTATAGCGACACGATTGCTGGTAATCAGCGCCAGAACAACATCACTTCCAATTCGATGACTGTTAGCAAAAGCCCCGGTTCGGGTTATCAGGGTGCGGGCGCTAAGACTGATTACGCATCGAATGCGCGCAATAGCTATAGTACGGCGGTTGGTCGCCAGACGACTGTCAACAAAAGCCCCACAAACCCTATTGGCCGGCGTTATGCCGAGGCTATTGGCCCGAAGATGCCCGGCAAAACGCGCGGCATAGGGTCTTTTTTCACGGCTACTGTTGCCAAGCCTCCGGCCAAAAAGCCCCCCGTAGTCGCCGCCAAGCCTGTTGCCAAAAAGCCTGTCGTCGCCAAACCGGCGGCTGTCATCAGCAACGTGACCAATGAGAAGCTGAGCCCGGCCAAGAAGGCGATGGCTCGCGCTAAGTCGCCTGCCACACGTTTCGGCGTTGTCACGGGCAAGACCACCGGCACGCGGGTTAGCGGCGGGGGCGGATACGGCGGCGGCGGTACACGCGGCGGCGGCAGCCTCAGTGGCGGCGGCAGCGGCACTCGGTCGGCGGGCACCAGCCGCACGGGCGGCACCCGCAGCAACGACCCAGTAAGGGGCTGATATTGGCTGACGACGGCATCATCGGCGCGGCGCAGGTCGCCAACGGCGGGTCGGACAAGTCCGACCTGCTCGCCACCATGCGCTCGCGTTTCACGATGGCCCTCGCCGCCTACAGCGAAAGCCGCGAGGATGAACTGGATGACCTCCGGTTCATGGCGGGTTCGCCTGACAACCAGTGGCAGTGGCCGGCCGACGTGCTGGCGACGCGCGGGTCCGTGCAGGGGCAGACGATCAACGCGCGGCCCTGCCTGACCATCAACAAGCTGCCGCAGCACGTCCGGCAGGTGACCAACGAGCAGCGCCAGAACAGGCCGTCGCCCAAGGTCATCCCGGCCGACGACAACGCCGACGTGGCCGTGGCCGAGGTGTTCGACGGCATCATCCGGCACATCGAGTACATGTCCGACGCCGACGTGGCTTACGACACCGCCTGCGACAACCAGGTGGTCTACGGTGAGGGCTACATCCGCATCCTCACCGAGTACACCCGCGACGACAGCTTCGACCAAGACCTGAAGATCGGGCGCATCCGCAACTCCTTCAGCGTCTACATGGACCCGACGATCCAAGATCCGTGCGGGTCCGACGCCAAGTGGTGCTTCATCACCGAAGACCTGCTGAAGGCCGAGTACGAGCGCCAGTTCCCCGACGCCCAGCCGATCAGTTCGATCCTGGCGCGCGGCATCGGTGATCAGGCCCTCAGCATGTGGCTGAGCGAAAACACCATCCGCATTGCGGAGTACTTCTACGTAGACTACGTGCCGTCCACCTTGAACCTGTACCCCGGCAACATCACGATGTTCGACGGCACGCCGCAGGATGCGAAGCTGCGCGCCATGTTCGGCCAGCCGCTGCGCTCGCGCAAGGCCGACCGCAAGCGGGTCATGTGGCTCAAGACCAACGGCTACGAGGTGCTGGAAGAGCGCGAGTGGGCGGGCAAGTGGATACCCGTCGTGCGCGTCGTCGGCAATGAGTTCGAGGTCGATGGCCGCATGTTCGTGTCGGGCCTTGTGCGCAACGCCAAGGACGCCCAGCGCATGTACAACTACTGGGTCAGCCAGGAAGCCGAGATGCTGGCTCTGGCGCCCAAGGCCCCCTTCATTGGCTATGGCGGCCAGTTTGAAGGCTACGAGATGCAGTGGAAGACCGCCAATACGACCAACTGGCCGTATCTGGAGGTCAACCCGGACGTTCAGGACGGCGCCGGCAACGTGTTGCCGCTGCCCATGCGCGCCCAGCCGCCGATGGCCCAGACGGGCCTCATTCAGGCCAAGATGGGCGCTGCCGAGGACATCAAGGCCACCACCGGCCAGTACAATGCCTCGCTGGGCCAGCAGGGCAACGAACGCTCTGGCCGCGCCATCCTCGCCCGCCAGCAGGAGGGCGACACCGGCACCTACCACTTCGTGGACAATCTGGGCCGCGCCATCCGCTACGTGGCCCGCCAGTTGGTCGATATGATCCCCAAGATTTACGACACCCAGCGCGTCGCCCGCATCATTGGCTTGGACGGCGAAGTGGGCATGGCGAAGATCAACCCGATGCAGGCCGAGCCGGTCAAGAAGATCGTCGATCAGGCGGGCACCGTCATCGAGAAGATCTACAACCCGTCGGTCGGCGTCTACGACGTGGTGATCACCACCGGACCTAGCTACCTGACCAAGCGCCAGGAAGCCGTCGAGGCGATGGCCAACATCCTCCAGACCAGCCCGCAGTTGTGGCAGGTCGCGGGCGACCTGTTCATCAAGAACATGGATTGGCCGGGTGCGCAGGAGATGGCGGCCCGCTTCAAGAAGATCATCGACCCGAAGGTGCTGGCCGAGGACGACAAGTCGCCCGAATTGCAGGCGGCCGAGCAGCAGGTCGAGGCCGTGTCGCAGCAGCTTGAGCAGGCGATGGGCCTCCTGAACAACGTGCAGTCGTCGATGGACGCGCAGGAACTGCGGATCAAGGCGTACGAAGCCGAAACCAAGCGCATTGCGGCCACGTCGGCCGGCATGTCTACCGAGCAGATCCAAGATATTGTCATGGGCACCATCGCTGCGGCGGTCGAGACGGGCGACATTTCGGGCAGTCGCCCGATGATGCCGCAGATGCCGGAAGACCGGGGCGCTATGGGCATGCAGGAAGAACAGATGGGACCAATGGAATGAGTAACTGCGACAAGTTCATAGGCATGCTGTTTCTGGCCCGCGACGTGACGCACTCGGCGCACCTCAACACGCGGTCTTTTGCCAAGCATCAGGCGCTCGGTGGTTTCTACGATGAAATCATCGACCTGGCGGACAAGTTTGCCGAGATGTATCAGGGCAAGTACGGCCTGATCGGACCGATTGCGCTGATGTCAGCGGACAAGTCCAACAATGTGCTGACGTTTCTTGAGGCGCAGGCAGAACAGATCGAGAAGACCCGGTACGACGTGGTTGACCGGGAGTGTACGCCGCTTCAGAACGTCATCGACGAAATTGTTGGATTGTACTATAAAACGATCTACCAGTTAAAGTTCCTCGCATAAGGACCGGATCATGGGCTTGAAATCAACCACAAACTGTTTGGGTTACCAGCAGATCACCAGCTTGTCGGCATCCACCGCGCTGACTGTGCCTACCGGCGCGACGCTAGCGCTGATCGTTGCAGAAACGCAGGCTGTGCGCTGGCGCGATGACGGCACGGCGCCGACGGCTTCTGTCGGTATGCCGCTGGCCACGGGCGTATCGCTGTCTTACGACGGCGACCTCAAGGCCGTCCGGTTCATTCAGCAATCTGCTTCTGCAACGCTTAACGTGTCGTATTACGCATGATCCGTTCGCCTGCTGGCTTTGATGGTGGTGACCGCATCAAGCGGTATCTGGACTATTATCAGCCCAGCTACGGCGTGATGATGCTGTCGGCCGGTCAGTTTTCTCCTGCGTCCTTGTTCAGCGCAGGCGAGCAGGGCGCGTGGTACGACCCGTCTGACTTCAGCACGATGTTCCAAGACAGCGCAGGGACCACGCCTGTCACGGCGGTTGAGCAGCCTGTCGGGCTGCTGCTGGACAAGTCGAAGGGGCTGGCGCTTGGCAGCGAGCTGGTCACGAATGGTGACTTCTCTGTTGACGCCAATTGGACGAAAGAAACTGGCTGGTCAATATCAGGTGGAAAGGCTGTCTTCACATCTGGCGGGACAGCATTTGCCAACATATATCAATCGTTCACAACTGTCGTCGGGCGCTCTTACACACTGCGGTATGACCTTGGTGTGGTAAGTGCCGGAAACACTAGCGTGAAAGTCTATACTGGGGCCGGTATCGGGGGTGCGGTGATCGGTGCAGCCAATTTCATAACTGCTCCAACAACACAGGCGCAGGTGATTTTTGTAGCAACGGCCACCACGACAACTGTTGGCCTCCAAGCAAACCAATCACTGCAAAATCTTCAGTTTGACAACATCTCCGTCCGTGAACTCGCAGGCAACCACGCCTCTCAGGCCACCTCCACCTCCCGCCCCGTGCTGAGTGCTAGGGTGAACCAACTCACTTTCAGTGAGCAGTTCAGCAATGCTGTTTGGGTCAAGGACGCATCTGGAACAGGAACGGCCCCCACAGTTTCTTCTGGGTTTGTTGATCCAGATGGCGGATCGACCGCTTGGCGTATTCAATTGAATAGAGGCGCTGGAACTTCAGGAACTGATTTCAGCCGCATGTACATCGTTGTTCCCGCCAACAATCCGGGTACAGGTAAAATTTACCTGAAGAGCAACACTGCTTCTAGTTACAGCACTCATGTTGGCTTTGGTGGAGCCGCTGTTACCGTGACTGTTACTCCGACATGGCAGTTGTTTACTGTACCGCAAACAGGACAGGCTGACTTCGACATCGTTTTGCGCGGTTCAATCGGTGCAGACGCAACAGCCGATATTCTCATGTGGCACCCTGATGTTCGCGTCACCAACGATGGCGTAGGCATCCCCGCCTACCAGCGCATTAACGCTGCAACCGACTACGACACCTCTGGGTTCCCTCTGTACCTCCGCTTTGACGGCACGGATGACAGCCTCGCCACGGCGAGCGTGGACTTTAGTGCTACCAATAAGATGTCAGTATTTGCGGGCGTAAGGAAGCTGAGTGATGCGGCAGACGGAATGGTTTACCAGATGGGTGACGCCAGTGCGCTGCAATCTGGTACATTTGAACTGACAGCGCCCGGATCAAGCACTGTAACCAAGTTCCAGTTTTTGTCTCGCGGCACTGTCAATGCCATACCGTTTACGACGTCAACTACCTACAACGCTCCATACACTGGCGTCATTGCAGGACTTGGCGACATAAGCGGCGATGCGGCAACGCTCCGCATCAACGGCGCGCAAATCGCACAAATACTCACCGATCAGGGAACCGGAAACTACGGCAATTACCCGCTCTACATTGGTCGCCGCGCTGGTACATCGTTCCCCTACAATGGACGCCTCTACTCCCTCATCATCCGTGGCGCTCAGTCAACGACAGCGCAGATCACCTCGACTGAAACGTGGGTCAACGGAAAGACGAAGGCATACTGATGGCTTACATCTTCCGTACGCTTATCATCGCCGCTGCCGGCGCGCCGCTTGCCCGTACGATTGCCGCTGCGTTTGGGGGTGGCCCCGGCATGTGGGCGACGCCCCTGTCAGCATCCGGCAACGACCCTGCAACGCACTACATCTCAACGGGGTATATCCCGCCGGAGTTTGCCTATATGGTGCCGTTCCAAATTTGGGAACAAGTAGATGGCGTGTGGACCCTGATTTCATCCGAGCCAGGCGACCCCGTGGCCGTCTACAATGCGTGTGTTGAGGCGGAAATTCCCTGCACACAGGCCGACATTGACGCCATCTACGC